GCTGGCACATGTTTAGTAAGTTTCACTATATGACTGCAGACCTCCACAGAGGCGCACGTTGCTTCGCGCTTTACGTCGGCAACCAGATCGCTTCATTCGGTGCAACATTGCATCGTGTGAATCCTCGCGTCAAAGATATCACTGGCCTATCAAGACTCGTCACACTTCCCGATTGGCAAGGTCTCGGTCTGGCTATGATTCTCAGTGATAAACTCGGCTCGGCATATGCGGCGATTGGTCGGCGCTTTCACACTTATCCGGCACATCCTTCGTTGGTGCGCTCATACAATAACTCGAAACACTATAAACTGGAGAAACGCCCGGGCGTATATCTCGAGGTTGCTGACTCTAAATCTCGCGATGTTGGTAAACATGGTGGCAGACCTTGTGCAGTCTTTTCCTATTGCGGTCCTGCAATGGATAAACAGACTGCAGAGAATCTATTGAATTGAATGGCGAAAGGACGTAAGACAGGTGGACGACCAACCAAACTCACGCCTGAGATTCAAGAGAAGATCGTTCAGGTCATACGCGCTGGCAATTATGCAGAGGTTGCAGCAGCTTATGCCGGTATCTCCAACAAAACATTCTATCTTTGGAAGCAAAAGGGCGAAGATCAACCGGATAGTGCTTATGGTGAGTTCTTACACGCTATTAAAAAGGCTGAGGCCGATAGCGAAGCAGAAGCCGTTGCGCAGATTAAACTGGCGGCTCGCGATCCAAAGAACTGGGTGGCTGGTATGACGTGGCTTGAGAGACGTTATCAGAAGCGTTGGTCACGTACTGACAGACAGGAGCACAGTGGCGAAGTAAAGATCGTGATGGTAGATGAGACAAGCGACAAAGAAACAGACTGAGTTAACAATACGCTTCCCTAAACCGCACGTTAAGCAGGCCGAGATTGCTGCGAGTAAGGCGAAGCGCGTTGTAGTTAATGCAGGGCGTCGTGCAGGTAAGACAACACTGGCTGCGCGTATCAGTATCAAGAAGATGATCCTCGACAAACGCCGCGTGTTACTTTCGAGTACAACACAAAACCAGGCTGATGCATTCTGGGAGAAAAGTAAGTTATGGTTAGGTGAGCTCATTGACGCGGGTGTTATCGAGAAGAATGAACAGCGACGTATGCTTACTTATAAAGCTAACGGTGGATGCATACGAGTCAAGACAGCATATGATGCTGATACATTGCGCGGTGACTATGCCGACTTCTTAGTGCTCGATGAGTGTGCGTTACTTGCACCTGATGCGTGGGACAAGGTCGGAGCGCCGATGTTACTCGACAATGATGGCGATGCGTGGTTCATCTCAACACCACGTAGAAGGAATTGGTTTCACACGTTATTCCAACGAGCCGAGTCAGACACTACAGGTCGATGGGCAGCATTCCATTTCACATCATTCGATAACCCGCATCTGAGCAAAGCGGCACTTGAGGAAGTCGCATCTGACTTGAGCGCCGAAGCATACCGGCAAGAGATTATGGCGGAGTTCCTCGAAGGCGAAGGATCGGTGTTTCGCAACATCGTCGAGAACTTAACCGCACCGCTCGATGCACAGCCATCAGATCATATTGAGCACAGACTGGTGATGGGAGTTGATTGGGCTCAGAAGCAGGACCATACCGCTCTGAGCGTAGTCTGCGCAGATTGTAGATGCGAGGTTGCGCTTGAGCGATTCAATCAGATTGACTGGGCACTGCAGAGAGGGCGCCTGACGGCTTTAGTTGAGAAGTGGAATGTGTTCTATGTGCAGGCTGAAGAAAACAGCATAGGCAGTCCGAATATCGAAGCATTGCAGATCGAGGGATTGCCCATCTACCCGTTTATGACCACGGCAGCATCGAAGCCACCATTGATCCAATCACTAGCACTGGCGTTTGAGCGTCGAGAGTGTCAATGGCTTGAGCACTCGGCAGCAACAGCAGAACTGCACGCATTCGAGTCACGCATCGCATCGAATACGCATCGAGTAAGTTATGCCGCGCCAGAGGGTCTCCATGACGATACTATCATTGCGCGTGCACTAGCGTGGCGTGCAGCACTCGCAGCAATGCGTGGATGGGAGCATTCAGGGTGAAGCCGTACTTCGAAGATGAGTCAGTGACGATCTATCATGGTGATTGTCGTGAGGTGCTACCATCATTACCGCGTGCTGATCTGGTCTTTGCTGATCCACCTTATGGGATTGGTAAGGCTGAGTGGGATTCGGAATTTCCTGTTGAGGTGATTCCGATGATGCTACAAGCTGGTAAGACGCTAGCAATCACTCCGGGCGAAACAGCATTTCGGCAATGCTTGATAGCTTTAGGCGACACGTATCAGGGAATGATGATTGGGCATAATTTGAATGGCATGGCACTTGGCGAAATCGGGTTTTTAAGTTATGTGGCAATTCTGATCGCCGGTGATCGTCCGAGATACCACGGAAAAACTGCATTTGATTATGTGATAAGTGGTTCGATACCAGAGCATCCAGCATCGAAGCCCTTACGCTTTATGAATTGGATAATATCTCGTTTGTGTATGTCAGGTGATCTTGTTATTGATCCATTTATGGGCAGCGGCACAACACTGCGAGCCGCAAAGGATCTTGGCATCAAGGCTATTGGCATCGAAATCGAAGAGCGTTACTGCGAGATAGCTGCGAAGCGAATGGCGCAACAGGTACTAACATTCGATGACGTAGTAACACAGCCGCAACAGTTGAGTGTGTTGCAATGAATAAATCAACATCGCTCATTGAGCGCACAGTGAATGCACTAACACAGTTCAAGAAAGCAACAGCACTGCGCTTTCCCGGCAGAGGCGGCACGACCTCGACAGGCAATCTCGCTCAATGGCAGATACTCAATGACTTCACCAGTGGTGAGGCAGTTAACTACTCCAATGAGATTGGCGATGTTGGCGGTGCGAGTTTAGTTATAGCTGCTGTGAATTGGTTAGGTCGTGTGTTACCTGAAGCGCACTTGAATGTGATCGAGATGGATGATGAAGGAATGGAGGTGCCGATTCCTGATCATCCTGCTGCTGAGTTATGGCGTCGCCCGAATGAGTTCTATTCCTGCACGACTATGTGCAAGGCATACGCGCATAGCTGGATAGTAACTGGGAATCCATACTTCCTGAAGATAAGAGAGAAGTCAGGTGTGGTGCGAGAGCTCTGGTATATCCCACCTGCAATGATACGCCCTGTATGGCCGGATGATGGCAGTGAGTTCATCTCAGGTTATGAGTATAAGGTTGATGGCAGGACTCAGATATTTCCGGCTGAGGATGTTATTCACTTCAGAGATGGTATTGATCCGTGTAACCCGCGACTTGGGTTGTCACCTGTAGCGTCCGTTATGCGTGAGCTATACACCGATCAACAAGTCGCAACCTACTCAGCACTGTTAATGAAGAACGGCGCAGTACCGCCAGTAGTTATATCGCTGCGTGATAGCGTCAATGCTATCGGGTTCGATAGTAAGAAAGTGCGTGAAGGTTACTTGAAGCAAACGCAGGGTGATGAGCGCGGCAAGGCGTGGGTAACAGGTGCGGCTGTCAGGATCGATAAGGTTGGATTCGCGCCGGCTGATCTGAACTTAGCTCAGTTACGACGCTTACCAGAAGAACGGTTATCAGCAGTCATCGGCATTCCTGCACTGGTGCTTGGTTATGGCGCAGGTCTTGACAAAGCTACTTACTCGAATGCTCGACAGGCTGCTGAGTTTGCAACAGAGAGTTACTTAGTCCCGCTGTACAGATACATCGAAGAAGAATTAACGCATCAGTTGTTACGCGACTTCGATGAGACTGGATCATTGCAGTTTCGATTTGATCTCACGCAAGTCAGAGCATTGAGCGAGGATCAGGATGCGCAGTATGCAAGACTGACTGCGGCATATAACGGTGGCTGGTTGAAGCGTTCAGAGGTGCGTGAGATGGCTGGTTATGAGTGGGATGAAGGCGATGAGGTCTATGTTAGTCGAGCAACCGAGAGCGCAGATGATGAGATCGTTGAGGAAGTCCCTGTAGCCCCGGATGCGGCAGTGGTTCCGGAGAGTGAGGCTGGCGACGAGTCACAAGATGCAGTGTCACCAGAACCGGAACCATCTGCCGCGAAAGTGCTCAGACTGAAAGCAAAAGATAAGCCACTGGCAGATGATGTGCTCGATGATGCAGTTGAGTGGCTGCTGAGTATTGGTGAACCAGAGGCGGCGGGAATGATCCGCGCAGTACCTAAGAAGTGATGACTAAGAAAGATCGAGAATCCAGTCCATTCAACAAGATGCCACTCGCAGAACGCCAGTACTATCAGGCGATGGATCGCATTGAGAAGTATGAGGCGGTGTTTGTGGAGTTGCAGAGATTACTTGCGAGTGACAAAGCAGCTGACATTGGGCGAGCTCGTGAGTTGTTAGTCAAGACAATGCAAGAGCGTGAGAAGTAGAGTGTGCCGTATCAATGGGACAAAGATAAGCGCAGATACATTGCACCCAATGGCAATGTGATCACGATGCAGGCGCAGCGCAAGATCGCCGCACAGGTAGCAGACAAAGCAGCCGAAGCAATGACCGAGATCGCAACAACATATACACGTGGCGGATCATTCGCGAGTTGGGCTGTTGGTATGCGTGAGACTATCAAGAATGTGCATAGCTCGATGACGCAACTTGCATATGGTGGCAAGGCACAGATGGGAAATCGTGAGCAAGGGCGACTAGGTCAGATCATCAAGGAGCAGAATAAGTTTCTCGCAGGTTTCGCACAGGATGTCGAAGCAGGCAAGTTGAGTAACGATCAGATAATTTCTCGAAGTGAGATGTATGGCGATGCAGGTTATTCGAGTTATGAGTCATCAGTGAATGATCGGGAGAAAGAAGCAGGGATGACCGAGGAGCGCAGCTTTCTCGAACCTGAAGCTGATCACTGTGAAGAATGCTTTGATGAA